TGAAGGTTACTTCGCTGTTTTTAATAGCAACTATGAAATTTGGGAAGGTGCATCCGAGTCCATCGCTCCGGGAGCTTTTGACAGTTCCCTTTCCGGTGACATCAGAGCATTGACGAATCACGACACGACACTCGTGTTAGGTCGTACAAAGGCCAACACACTCGAGCTGAAAAGTGATTCTCACGGTCTGTGGGGACGTGTCAGGATCAATCCGAAAGATACTGACGCTATGAACACATACGAGAGAGTTAAGCGTGGCGATGTGGATCAGTGCTCGATTGGATTCCTCATCAGAAAAGAAGAAACCGATTTCTCCGACGCTGGTGACATTCATTGGACAATCACGGATGTCGAACTTTTTGAAGTTTCAGTTTGCACTTTCCCTGCATACGAAGAGACAGGTGTTTCAGCAAGGCACAAAGATGCAGAAGAGCTCAAGAAGAGAGCGACTGAAGCATGGAAGCTGAGGATGAAAGACCGTCTTACAAAGAAAAACGCTAAGGAGGAATAAGCCATGCTTAGAGCATTGATGCTTCGAAAGAAGATCAACGATGCAAAGAAGGATATCGAAGCTCTCAGAGCTAAAGAGTCCGACTTTGAGACCAGAGCTGCAGAGATCAAGAAGAGATCAGATGAGACAGCTCAGGCAATCGATGAAGCTCAGACCGAGGAAGAGAAGCAGGCCGTTGAGGAAGCTATAACAGCTATCGAAAATGACCAGGCTGCTCTTGATGCTGATAAGTCTGAGAACGATCAGAAGATCGCTGACCTTGAAGGTGAGGTTTCCGAGATGGAGAAGGAACTGGATGAGGTTGAGAATCAGCAGAGAGCTAAGGCTCCTGCAGCAGAACCGGAGAAGATCATTCCGGCAACAACAAATACTTTTACAGAAAGGAACATGAACAAGATGTTTAAGACCAGATCACTTAACAGCATGAACATCGCTGAGAGAGCTGAATTTGTCGCTCGTGAAGATGTTCAGAAGACACTTGCAGAAGTTAGATCTCTCATTAAGGAGAAGAGAACCGTATCAGGTGCAGATGTATTCATCGGAGTTTCGATCTTCGAGCTCATTCGTGAGAACGTTATCGATTATTCTAAGCTCTATGGAAGAGTAAGAGCTACATTCACAAAGAACAACGGCAGACAGCCCGTCGAGGGAGCTATCCCTGAGGCAATCTGGACAGAAGCTTGTGCAGCTCTCAAGGAACTCGATCTCAGCTTCGGTTCCGTTGAGCTTGACACATTCAAGGTCGGCGGTTATTTCGCAGTCTGCAATGCAAGGATCGAAGATTCTGACATCGATCTCCTCGATGTATTTACAGATGCACTTCTCCAGGCTATCGGTTACGCACTCGATAAGGCTTTCGTCTATGGTACCGGTGTCAAGATGCCTACAGGCTTCGTTACTGATATCGCAGATAAAGCTTCTCAGCTCGTTACCATCGCTAATTCAAAGAAGGGTAAGGATCTCTTCGCTGCAATCGTTCTCGCTGGCGGTGTTGCTGACGGAAAGATGAGCCGTGGCCGTATCACATGGATCATGAACGAGAAGATGTATCGCTTCCTCAAGTCCGAGGCAATTTCCTTCAACGCTGCAGGCGCAATCGTTGCCGGCATTGATGGAACAATGCCTGTTGACGGTGGTGACATCGTTGTTCTCAACTTCGTACCTGATAACAACATCGCTTTCGGTTATCTTGACCTCTATGCAGCTCTCATCAAGAAGGAGATGACAGTTTCCGTCTCAACTGAGGCTAAGTTCATCGAGGATCAGACAGTTATCAAGGGAGTTATGAGAGCTGACGGTAAGCCTGCAGTACCTCTCGCTTTCGGTGCTATCGGTTACGGTGCAGCTCCTACTACTGAAGTAGAGTTCCCTGGACAGGATCCCGAGTCTTGATAGATTCGATTCTTTTGGAGGTATAGCTCATGAGCAATGTACTTTTAACACGTCTTAAGATCGACATCGGTATTCTTAACAATACCACCTATGACGATAGACTCACAAGCCTTCTGACTGTTGCTCAGTCGGAGGTAAGTAAGTTCGTCGGCGAGGAAGTCGATACAAATGATGACAGGGATGCAGAGCTCGTGATCGACTATGCAAGATGGCAGTGGTTATCAAGAAGGGAGCCGGCAGCGATGCCGGTATCCCTTAAATACCGCCTCAACTGCAGAGCGTTTGAGCGCAATATACCGAAAACAGATCCCGAATCATAAAGTTATCTGTAAGAGGTTCATATATGCAGGACATTTCATTCACATTGATAAGCCAGGCTTATGTCAAGGACTCCACAGGTCAGATGGTTCCCACAGGAGAGCCGACCAGGTCGGAAGTTATCGGTCTTCAGAAGAGTGTTTATCAGAACGAGTTCTTTCAGGCCGATCAAGCCGGTATCAGGGCTGAAGGTGTTATCGAGATGAATATAGCTGACTATGCTGGCCAGTCAAAGCTCATCTTTGAAGGTAAGCCTTATACCATTTACCGGACTTATGAACCTAAAGACAAGCCGGATATTATCGAGCTCTATTATGGCGAGAGGGTAGGAAATGGATAGCTTAACCGTTGAGATCAACAAGGTACTCGCACAATATACGTCGGACGTTAATAAGATGGTTGACGATGTTATGAAGAGTAATGCCCAGGCAGCCAAGAAGGCTCTGACTCAGACCTCTCCTGTCAGATCAGGAAAGTATGCTCGGTCGTGGGCAGTCAAGAAGCTCAAAGGGCAGTATGTTGTCTACAACAAGAAGCCGGGACTCACTCATCTGCTGGAAAACGGTCACGACATAGTGAGAAACGGTCGGAAAGTTGGCCACGTTCCTGCTCAGGTCCATATCAAGGCCGTAGAGGAAGAAATATCGGATAAGATCATGAAGGAGTTAGAAGAGAAATTATGACTTTAAGTTCTTTGGTCACTTTGCTTGAAAATGCAAAGTTCAACGTCAATCTCAATCACGCTCCTGATGAAACCGTGTGTCCGTATATAGTCATTACAGATACAAACCAGCCTAACTTCGCAGCCGACAATAAGGTCTACTGCGAGACCACTTCACTCAGGATCAAGCTGGTCGAGAGTGAAGTACATGATTGGTCCTTACATTCGACTCTGAAGAGTGTTCTCGACGAAGCATCACTTCCATACAGTGTTGACTTTGCTGACGACTCGGATGAGCACGTTTGTGAGACCTATTTTGATATCAGATTTATAGGAGGAATATCAAATGCCTAATGATGAAAAAAAGGTTTACTACGGCCTTAAGAATGTTCATTATGCTAAGCTCCACGAGACACTCGACGAGCAGAGTAATATCGTAACTTCTTACGATACTCCTGAAAGATGGCCCGGTGCGGTCAATATTGCTCTCGATCCTCAGGGTGCTCCTGTTGTGTTCTCAGCTGATAACTCAGCTTATTACACACTTCTGAACAACAGAGGCTATGAAGGCGATTATGAGTGTGCCAGGATCCCTGATAACATCAGGACCGGTGTTCTTGGCAATAAGACAGATGATGACGGCTTCGTCGTTGAGACCGATAAGGATGAGGTCGATTACTTCGCTCTCATGTTCGAATTCGAGTCCGACACGACAGCAACTCGTTATATCTTCTACAAGGTCAGCATCTCCGAGAGACCGTCAGTCAGTTCACAGACTGTTGACGTTAATGGAGATCCTTCTGTCCTTACAGAGAAGGTCAAGTTCAGAGCTGTTCCGCTCGCAAGCGAAGTCGAGATCGATGGTAAGAAATGCCATCTCATCAAGTCTTTTACCGGTAAGGATGTAGATCCTACCGCTTATCAGAACTTCTATCAGTCAGTTCACCTTCCGACATTCTCGGGTGGCGAGTCCTGATAGGTTCAAACAAAACAGGCACAAGGGAGAGGTCTTCGGATCTCTCCCTTATTTTTAAAAAGGGAGCAATAACATGATCGAAGTCAATAATATTGAAATCAACGCAGCATTTTATGAACTTTACGAAAACGTCTTTAAGGACGACTTCTTCGTCATTCTCACAGCCTTGAGACCGAGCAATAGGATAAAGGCTCTCCGTGAGAGAGCTTCCGTCTTGTTCAAAGAAGAAGTAGACGGTGAGACCAAAGAAAAGAAGATCATAGATATGACCAAGCTCGATGAAGATGAACAGAACGAGCTGATGTCATACAATATCAAAGCCGGAGCAACTCTGAAAAAGGTTACTCCGAGGATCGCTTATGTAGGATCGCTGCTTCACGATAAAAAGTACAGAGGAAGCTATGACGAGTTTATG